AGATCAGGAACTTAGTTGCAAGCTCAACAATATCGCTGAACTCTTTTACAGATTCAATCCGCCCCAGGTTAATACTACCCAGATTACAGACATCACTATCATCAGCACTAACCACCTCTGTGCACGCGTTCCGAAGTGTGTCAGACTCATCTTCAAAGAAGTTAAAAGAGAACCCTGGTTCAGCAGTACGCAAAGCCTGTCGAACATTCTTCTTAAATACTTCACCTACATCTCCGGTTTCCCAATACTTTAGCAGCCAATCCGTATTATAATTGACGCTGATATTAGTCATGTCTAGTGGTGCAGGGAAGTTAAAGTCCTGCTCTTTGATCTGCTTTAACGTGAGACCGGTATTACCCACTGGCATCCGGTCCCAGTCCTTGGCGGTTAGGAAGTCGTTGACATCACCATGATCCCAGTTCAGAGACGCATAGATAGCCGACCGGCGTGAACCACCTTGCATAACCCGGCGACCGATCTCATTGATCATCTGCATCTTAGGGATAGGACCGGATGCTACCCCGCCTGTACCTTGCAAGATACGACCGGATTGGCGATAGATACTATAGTCAACCCCAATACCGCCACCGGTCATCAGGCAGGACTCGGACTTCCATGACAGGTTAGCCCAATCCTCTCTGGTATCCTCCTCAGCTTTAAGCAGGAAGCAGTTGTTATAGTATCGATTCTTCCGACCGGCATAGTACAGATAGCGACCGCCAGGAACAAACTTAAGATCACGGATATACTTCTTAAGCTGAGCCTTTTCATCCCGGGTGATCAGGTCTCGCTCACCACTGCGTAGATTACCGCACACATCCTCTATCAGAGTATGTGATAGTTCCTCCCAAGTATCCGCACCGGGATGGGAATACTTAAGATTAAAGATATCCTCCGAGAACCGTGATCGGAACATCGGATTAGCATTTGATTTAAAACTACTCATTAACTACAACCTTAATTTTATTAACTGTTAACCCGTCGATGCACTGTTCTAAGGCATCCGTAATCATGTCTTCTAATTCATTGGCTACACCGGCCACCCCGTCAGAAGGAATCCAGGTAGCCTCTGAATCAATCTCTAATAAGATCTGTACCCTAGACTTCATAGCCGAAACTTGGTGCCCCGTAGAAGATCAGGATATGTAAGAGGGATAGCAGCCGGGTACATCCTCTGATATTCAGCGATCAGACCACTTAGCTTTGTTGCTGCCTCACGGTATTCCTCGCGTGCTTCTGCGATAGTATTGAGCATATCGCTTCGGCTGTCTTCCTTGATAGACTTAATCTTAGCTTTACGCTGCTCGATTTCTTCTTCTAGTTTAGCAATATCGTCAATCATAGTCATTTGCTTAATCCTCTTTGATAGCAACTTCACCGCCTAGAGCGGAGTAACCAACCTTATCAATCCAGCTATCTACGTGTTCAGGGCTGTTGATAAGTCTACAAGTCTTTAACCAATCCATAGCCAGTGCCACCTTCTCCGGTGCTACGTTAACACCGAAGATAACAGACCAACCTTTAGAAATGTTTAAGAAATTCTGGTGGGCGTCTCCGTAGTCCTTAGCTCTGTCACTCGTGATAAGATCATTAGCCTCAAGAATAATCTTACAGCGATCCATATTAATTCACCGGATTAATTTTAGGAAATGGTAGTCCACACTGATCACCGTCAGTAAACTCGGATTGAGTAAAGTCTTCGTCTACTTCCTCAACGAATGAATCAATAATATGACTGATAGCATCAATGATCTGGGTGGACAGAACAGCCATAGCATCGTATTCTTTTGTACCGCTGATCGAACCATCTACGAACTCATGGGATTGAATCACGATGTTCTGTGACCCAGGCTCACAAGACACAAAGATCCCAAACGTATTGTTAGGAACCTTAATAGGGAAACTCATTTCTTCGTTGGCTTCTTCTGACATGCGGTTAACTCCAAAAAATCTTTGGCGTATAAGACTGCTATAGGTTCTTTGCGGTCTTGCTTATATATAGCTACTGGTCGGGTGTTGTCAATAAGGTTAGACTCTGCCTGCTCTAAGGCATCGTACAACCCAACTCTTGCTCGTGCTTTACACTCAACGGTCCAAGGGAATGCACGACGGGCCAGAGGACTAAGGCCAATATCAGGACCATTAACGCCGCCAGGAGTTGAGGTAATGTCATCGTCTTCTACCTCTGGCAGGTTTGACCTTAAGAAATCTCTGACCCATTGCTGTAGCCTCCGGCCCTTAGCTTTAGCCGACGCTACTGATATCTTCTTCTTCTTGATAGAAGGTGTAGTATTCGTAGGCATCTCTGGCTTTCGACTTTGCTTTAGGCCGGTACTCTAAGTTTTCCCAGCACGAGAACTTAAAACTGCAATAAGAACACGTAACTCCTAACTTCTTATTGCCTGTAGGTTTCTTATAGAAAGTCTCTGGTACATCAGAGAACTCTTTCCTAAAGTTAGTATCATCAGCTTCCAGAAACCTATACAGGGTGTCCTTGATCTTCCTTCGGTATTCATCTTCATCGTCTGGATCAGCAGGACATACCAGCATCTCGCCGGTCTCTTTGCTGATCACGATCCAACCACCGATCTTTAGATCAGGATACTTGACACGTTCCGCTAGGGTGTAACCCCATAACTGATCTACGTAACCAAATGAATCTCCTTCCTTTAGATATTTGTAGGAAGAAAACTTGCGCTCGAAAGCAAACTTAGAAGCACTCTTGATATCCCACATAGATAGTTCGCCATCGATATCAATCATCAGATCGAACTCTCCGTTAAGATCCCCTGAAGGTGTCTCAAGTCGTGTCTTCTGATTCAAGGCTACAATATCGACACCAGCAGACTTAAGGAGAGCAACAGCGATAACCTCAGTCATATCACCGTAAGTCATCTTGATCTTAAAGCTGGGTAACTCAGGTGTCCTAGCCATACCGATCTTCTCAGCATGTAACTGACAGAACGGCTTACCGATTTGTGATAGAGATGGAAGACCTTTCCTAGGTCCACGGGTCTCGTTAAACCTTTCTAGTTTCTCCGCAAACTGTTGAGCGGTCTGAGCCAGTACTTCTCGGGGGATCTCAGGGTTCCCGCTAAGGAACCCGTCGATCTTTTCCTGCAAAGGATGCTTAGAACTAAGCATCAGTTATGCCTCTAGAACGTCATCGAACTCGTCAACAACCTCACTAGCATTCTCTCGCATCTTCTCTAGGATCTGGTTGTTCTCATACTTAACCAGTTCAGCGAAGTCGGTAAGCAACATACCGTAGTCACTGTCAAGTTCAATCATGTTGGTCATGATCGGCTTGTACTTAAGGTTAAACCACTTGTTAGAACCACGCTTCTTAAGTTCGTAGTCAACCTTAAGCTCAACAGAACCAGGGTTAATGCCTTGCTTAAGAATACCGCCGATCACACTACCAACTTCCATGAAGTTAGACGGACCAAGACGCAGCCGGAACGGTACGTTCTCTACGTCCTTAGTATCGCCGGTCTCTGGATTGACAGCGCCAACCATACGAACTATACCGTATACATGTCGGTACAGCTTGACCTTACTGGCGGCGGCGTAAGCAGTCGGGTCTTCTACCTTCAGCTTCTCACGCACCCTAGAAGGAACCCAGCCACATTTATCTCCGCCGTGCCAATCCAGGGCTGGCTTACTAAAATCACGGAAATGTGAGGACATGTTAGTGTATTCCTCCTTGTCAGAATCGAACACTGCGGTCTGCATAGTGTCGAAATAGACCCGGATATAGCAGTCGTTAGAATAGATCTCTGAATCGTCTGTGTTTCGGAGAGCAAGAGACGGCGCGGGTACAGTCAGTAGACTACCGTCAGACCCCTCGATAGAGGAATCTCGGTTAATCCGAAGACGGGCGATGCTAGGACCAACCGGGTTAGTGGCGGTGTAAAGCTGGGTGAAGTCACCGGAGTCAGCAATGATAGCTAGATTATTCATAAGTATGTCCTTCACTAATTTTGAGGCGGGATACACTTCCGTAAGTATCGATAACTAACTCGTTAGTCCCTTTAATAATAAACCCATAGGCATTGAGTGCCTTGATAAACTGTTCGACTAGAACAGGCCAA